CAAATCGGATAACATTATCAAACTTATCCTGCAGTCCATCCTTGTGAGAGATGACAAAGATATTAGCATCTTTGATTACAAATCGGATAATCTTCAAGAAATCATCCGTGCCAAATCCATCCAGAGACGAATCAAAAACTTCGTCCATGATCAAAAGATTTGTATTTACTGAGTTCTTATATTTTGCAACCTCTCTCCAAGTGAACAAGAGAGCAAGGTCGATACGCATCTTTTCTCCTTCGCTGAATGATGCGTATGAAAAATCTTCGTGAATGGGGGACTGGACAGTTTCGTTAAACTCTTCATCAAGACTGAAGTTGATGTAAAAGTCCATCATTTGTAAGAAACGATTGACTTGCTGATTTATCAGCGGTAGATACTTCTTAATGATTTGAGATTTAACTCCACCGTCCTTAAGTAGTCCGTATGAGAAATCGTAATAACGATAGGAGTCTTTCTTAGACTCTAGTTCTGTTTCGGTAGTATTCAGTTTTTTCTTGAACGCCGCTAGCTTCTCATGCTCAGAATTTCGGTTTGCAAGGTTCTCGGTAATAGTTTGAATTTCATGTTCAAGATCTCGGACTTGTCTCTGGTTGAGGGAAATCCGAGTATTGTTTTGAGAAATGCCATGCGTTAAGTTTGTAATCTCCTGAGATAGGGCAAGGAATTGACGCTCTCGTTCTTGCTCAAACTGTATTGTCTCCTCCAGGTCTTGGTAACCTTTCTTGAGCTCCTTTGCTTTATTTTGAGCGTCTGTAATTCTATTTACCCTAAACTCTTCTTCAATACTCTGAGTACAAGTAGGGCATACCGTATTTTCGTTAAAAAACTTATGCTCTTTAGTAATCGTCGTTACTTTCTGAGAGATTTTACCCTTAAGATTGTTTAGTTTTACTAACTTATCTCCAGCGCCAGTAACCTTTTCAACTTCCTGCTGAAGTTCTTCAGTCTTCTTCTTCAACTCAGTATTGTTATTCAGATATTCACCAACTTCTTTATCTAACTTGGCAATCTTTTCTTTATTGTTATTAATATTGGCATTTCCCCTACTCTCAAGTTCTTCAATGAAGTCTTGCTGCATAGTCATCTTTTCAGTGACTGACTCTTTGGACAGTTCAAGAGTTCTAACTTCATCTTTGACTTGACGAAGTTTTTCTTTGATAATCGTGTTCATCGTAGAGAAGATCTTGATATCAAGAAGATCTTCAATCACATCCCTACGATTAGCAGCAGTAAGTTGCATGAAGGGAACAAAACTACTGCTACCAAGAATCACAATTTGAGTGAATGACTTATAGTTCATTTTCAGAACTACTTGTTCCAACCACTTTTGCTGGTCTACAGCAGAAGCACTTTGATCCAGAAGTTTACCATTCTGATAGATCTCAAACTTACTAGGTTTGATTCCACGAATGACTTTCCAGTCAATGCTTCCAATAGAAAACTCAACCTCCGCAACACAGTCTTTTTCATTGACTGTATTTGGAAGTTGAGGTTTGTTGATCTTGCGGAAGGGTTTCCCAAACAGAGCAAACGTTAGTGCATCAAGAACCGTTGATTTACCAGCACCGTTAGTCCCAATAATCAGAGTGGTGGTATTTTCAGTAAGGTTGAACTCGGTAAACTGGTTTCCTGTAGATAAAAAGTTTTTAAATCGAATCTTTTTGAACAGAATCATTATCTTGGTTCGGGGGGATCACAAAGTCATTCTTGGTTATTATTGTATACTGATACTCATGCATTTCGCAAGTCTTCAGTAACACTTCGTCCTCTACTTCGAGAACGTTCATTTCTGGATATCCATCTTCTTCTAACATCATGGCAAAACGAACAGCATCGTCTTCTTCTTCCCAGATATAGAGAATTTTTTCTCCTAGAGAGTCTGCGACAGAATACGCTCCTTCTTCCTCTTGTCCATCAATAGTTAGAATATGTAGCATTTTTAAACCATTTCGCAAGCTTCCTGATAGATCTCTTGCATTACTCCCTGAATAATAGATTTATCAAGGTCGATTTCCGAGTCTTGTATATATCTATTAAGGATAGACATGGTGTCTTCTGACTCAAGGGATTCGGTTTCCTCTCCCATAAAGTATCCACCGAAATCAGTATTTTCAACTACCTTAAGTTCAGCGATGTTTGAAGTGTACAGTTTATCAACAAACTTTTCAAATATCTTGCTATCAGATTTTTTACGAACGATTACCTTAACAATCTTACCTTCGTACTTTTTAGCATCAAAGAGTTTGTAGTTGGTGTCTTCATAAAAGATCTTATGGAACATCTTGTAAGGATTGTTCACTGTTGTAAGTTCTAAGGTTTTGGATTCAAAGAAATGAAATCCCCTATCATCATCAACATCAGTCCAGTAGATCTCGTATGGGTTTCCAAGATACCTTACGTTCTCTTTTTGACTACGAGTGTGATAGTGACCAGAAAGAACTAGATCAAACTTTTCAAACAGTCTGCTTTCATATCCATGCTCCATAACGCAGAACTTATTTGCGTTGAATCCTTTGAGTTCAAGGTGACCCATAACACAAGTACTATTTGTACTTTGAATCATTTCGGTCGTTTCCTTTTCATTCTCTTGATTGATCCAAGGAACGAATAAAACTTTCAGGTCTCCAACTTTAAGTTCCGTTGGTTTTGAGACAACTACTACATTTTCATACTCACGAAGCAACAGATCAATTGCATTGACTTCATTCGTATTTTTGTAATATGCCGTATGATTACCCACCACAGTAATCACTGTAACTCCCATCTGCTGAAGACGGTCATAGTAGTATTTCTTTGCCCAAGAAAGCGCAGCAAAATCAATACCCTTTCTTGAATCAAAAGTGTCACCCATATCGATGACGGTCTTAATACTTTCCCGCTCTAAAGCGGGAAAAAATACATCATTATAAAATTGTAAGAAATAATCGTGAAACAACTTTGAGTTTTTACGGCACCCGAAATGCTGGTCCGTAATAATAGCAACTTTCATCAATAACGGAGTTTAGAGTGAATCGCATCTTTAATGCTATTGTAGTCGGAATAGTTGTTTCCGTCAATGGTATTGTTGTCTACAAACACCTCTTCATAACCAGTCCTTTCAAGGATCTTGTTCTTGATCTCCAGTTGCTTCTTCTCCTTCTGAATGCGTCTCAAGAAGGCGTAGTGAATAATCTGAGTGAAGTAAGCAAATGGGTTGGAAGACTTACTAGGATCGAAGTTATGGACATACAGCACGCAGTTCTCAATGCCATCACAGACCATATCATCTTTGAACATGTAGTTCACAAAGTTTGGTTTGAATGACAGGTGAGTAGCAATCTTCAGGAAGCACTCTCCAAGGTAGTTAGAGATGGGTGGTTTTCCTTCCCATCGTTTTGCTCTGTCTTCTTTGGTAGGTTCTCTACCAAACTGAGCATAAAAGTTCTCTTCTACCTTCTTCCTATGAAGAACCAATGCTTCTAGAAATTCTTTGTTATTGACGTAATGTTCGGATCTTTTTCTGCGTGGCATTGTTGTAGGGGAGGTAATCATTAATATATCTGATTTATAATATCAATATTATACCAATGTTCTCAATAACTGACAAGAGTTGACAAGGGTACTCAAATATGACTATAATACCTTTGCTAGGGTTGATAGAGAAGCTTTAAGTTATTAACTACTCTTAAAGAGTTTCTCTAGTCTCTTCTTCGTATCGTCAATATTCCCCAAAAGACCCATTTCTCTAGAGAGTTTAGATGATGCAACTGGATCTGAATCTCCTGTAGAGTCTTTCAAGAATCTTTGGTACATCATAATCATATCAATATCATCAGTCTCAGACATAGTTAAAACTTTATCCATAGTGATGACGAATAAGTCATCCTTGGTTGTTTTCAACCAAGGCTCTACCTTATATCCGACTACTCCCATTCTATTTTTGATCTCACCAATGGTGATGGGACTGGAAAGAAGTAATACAGTGCGATCTTCTTCTTCAGAAGCAGCAACTTTGGCAAAGATCTCTTCACCTGATACTAGTTTGATAGTTGCGTAAAAATCGTCTTCTATTCCCATAAAGACCTCCTAGTCTTTTAAGTTTATCGTAACAATATCATAGTTGAAATTTTCTTCATTGTAGATTTTGATTCTTTCAATCAAATGGTTAAGAGTGTAGTTCTTTTTTGAGTTGTGTGTACAGTCGTCACCGATGTCATACAATATTGCTTTTGTTTTGTTTTTACCTTTTCTGAGGACTCTCCCGATTGATTGTAAGTTTCTTACTCTTGATTTACTAGGAGATGCAAAAATAACGTTATGTAAGTTTTTGATGTTAATGCCAGTTGAAAAGGTTCCGTAAGAGGCGACAATAATAGCGTTTGATTCTCTTTCAGTGATTTCCCGAACTTGTTCTCGATCCTCTGTGTCAACGCCACCGTGAACAAAAAATACTTTACGATCACCGCCTTTGAATTTATTTATCATTTCAAAAAGTGGTTCTCCATGAGCAGCAACTCTACTGAAAAGAACCAAAGTATTTCCTTTAAGATCAAGCGTCAGATTTGTGATAAACTTATTCCTTTGAGAATGTGAAATCAAATATTCAATCTCATCATTGTATGTCTCAAACTTACGTGGAGTATGCTTCAAAACTAGGCAGTTAATATCTAACTTTGAGAGATGTCCCTGTTGCATTAACTCCGATGTTCTGGTAACCTTGTATGACGGTCCAAACAGTCCCTCTAACACCCACTTATGCGTCTGTGTGCCGTCTAAAGTTCCTGTGAACCCGAATCTATACTTAGCATGGTGTAACTTCGTCATAATAGATATTAGAGACTTACTTTTGAACAAGTGAGCCTCATCACCAATCACAACATTGAAATCCTCAAAGAAAGAACGATCTAACTTATAGATTGATTGCCACGTCGTGATTGTAACTGGTGCATCATTAGTCTTTTCCCTACCTGAGTAAATACGGTGGCAATATGAATCAGCATTCCAACCATAATCAAGAAAATCTTTATACATCTGTTCTACGAGAGATGTCGTCGGAACAACTAAGAGAATTTTTTGCCCTTTGTCAACATAATATCTTACGAGAGAATAGATCATCAACGATTTGCCAGAAGCAGTGGGAGATATCAATAGTTTTCTATTATGCTTTAGGGCACCATATACTCCCTCAATCTGGTATTTCCTGGGAGTATGGGCACATATGGAGTGCATGTAATCCTTGACACCTTCCTCAGAGATGTGTTCATTCTCTTCATAGGGAAGACCGTAGAACTTATTGTCCTGAAAACTGTAACTATATCCGTATTGCTTACAAAAACTTACAACCTTATCCAACAGACCAATATAGATCTGCTTTGATCTCATATCAAATAGATGAATCTCTCCATTCCAATTCCTACCACGATACTGTGGCATAAACTTAGCATTAGGGACCTCAAACTTAAAGTGGTCTCTTAACTCATATTCGATGTGTGGTTCTGTAGAGATCTTGAGAAAGACTTCGTTTGATTTAGAGATGACTAGATCTGTAGTATTCACATTTTCAATGCATCATACTACTATTTACTCACACAGTTACAACTAGATTTCCAGAGATCGAAATTCGTTGTTCGTCGCAATCATAGAAGGGATATACCGTATGTCTCAGAGATGCTGGGAAGAATAGCATAGTTCCTTCAAGGTCTGGTTCCATTCTGTACCCAAAGTTGCGAATATTTCCAAGAATATCAAGGTACTCAAACTCAAAGTTTCCTGCCTTCTTGTCGTCTTCTTTTACTCCATTTAAAAACTCAAGTTTGTGTTGATCTTTCCAGTGAGTAGGAATTTTCATCCACACTACAAAGGAATAGACCCCACCGTGATGATGATATGGATTAAACTCGTGTTTGTTTTGGTAGTTTACCCAAAAGTTTCCTAGTTGTAATTTTGCTTCATTACTTTCACTATAAGCATATTGTCTAATCGGTTCAGATTGATAAAGTTTTTTATATGCTTCTACGTGTTGAGATAAAACCTCATTGAAAAAATAATGATCTTTATCCTCAATGATATAACTACCAGAAATATTTCCGATCAAATCCCATTTGAGAGAATCCTTTTTATTTTTTACTGCTTTCCAGAGAAAATCAATATGTTCTTGATCTAGTTTTGTGATGATCCATCCATGATTTGGATAGTCTGCTTCTCTACCTTTCATTAACCAAGTCCTGCCTGAAACTTCATAAAGTCAATCGCATTTTTAATCTGATATGTGCGATTAGATATTTGTCTAAGAATACTCTCAATGTAGTTAAGCATTACATCATAGTATTCGATTTTCATACTAACGTTTGAAAGTTTTTCGTCAGCATCAAGATATTTTTGCATCGTGTCTTTATCACGAATCTTCTTCGGAAAGGGATCCTCAATGTAAACATCAGGATCTGCTTTTCCAGAATAATATTCATACCTCTGATGGCGAATATTTTTCTTCTGTTGTTCTGCTTTCTTTTTTAGAAGTTGAATGTTATTATATATTTCAAAGTATTTGGCGTGAAGTGCGTTTGTCTTAAGAGTTGACTCTTCGTGTAGATTGTCCATATCCATGGACGAATCTTTTAACCACATACTTTGAATCGAATCAAGATCAATCATCTAGGGTGCAATCGTTTATTTTGAGTATCGACTATATGGAATATAGTATACTTGAAAGTGACCTCTGCTGTAAAGTATTCTATCTCAGTATCTGTAGCATCGAACTGAATAGTTGACAAACTGTAGGGAAATAAATCTTCAAATGCAACCTTAAATTCTAGGTTTTGTGTACTGTTCAAAACCATAAGAGTTCCATCGGAATAGATATCCATTCCATCTACATCGTTTATACCTCTTTTATCTTGATACTTTCTCTTGCGTTCAGTCTGTAAGTCGTATATTTCTTGTAGTGATTCTGGAAAACCTAAACCTCTAATCCAAGTATAGATCTCCATATAGTTTTCTAAATTTTCATCAACCAAAAAACGAAGATTTAAATCTTCAAACTCAATCTTATCTCCAGGTGTTGGAATATCTCTCAAGTATGATGGTTGAGCGGCAACTCCAAGAGTCATTCCTGGAATGTTCGCTGATTGGCAAAAGAATGATGTTTTTGGACTCCTATTGAGCGTAAACTTAAACCCAGTAGGTTGCAAAAAGTTTCTATTCTGTATTTGCGAATCAAATGCTGATATTGCCATTGGGTAAAACGCAGGTCTTCATCTGAATATTTAGGACAAAAAAAGAGGTCCCGAAGGACCTCTGAAAAGAACGGTGTGAACCGAATGGATCACATCAAGTTCTTCACGGCAACACGTCTGTAGTAGCGGTTGCTGTTGACTTGCAGGCGACCCAGACCACCAGTGGTTCCTTCTGCGAAGGGGTTTGCAACCAGACCGTAGCGGGTCTTGAAGCCGATCTTGGGTTGGAAGCTGTTCTCGCCAACTGCACGAACCATCTGAAGGGGAACGTATGGGCAGTAGAACAGACCTGCGTCATAAGGAGAAGTACCCTTATAACCGACAACGTAGTACTGGTTACCAGAGTTGGTAGCAGCATTAGCAGCCGACAGGTTTGCAGAATAAGGATCGATATAGACGCGATACTTACCTTGCAGAACACCAGCGAAGGTGTTACCAGTGTCATCAACGTTGAGGTTAGCGTTGAGTGCAGGGGTGTAATCGAGAACACCAGCCATGGTCAGTGCAGAAGCAACGTCTGCAGAGCACATGATGATGTTGCCCTTTCCGCGACGAG